CCAGCAAGTCGCCGGAACCTTCCTGCCGGAGACAATCGCATGGCAATATCTCTATGATCGCTGGCACATCCACGATCCGGCCCGCGTGCTCGACGAGCGCAAGCGGTCCACCCATCTGGGCTACACCCGGCTTGGGATGCCGCCGTACCACGCCGAGGTGCTGACCCGCATCACGGGGCGTCGGTATCCGCGCACGGCGGGCCGTTTCGTCAATGGCTATGTCGTGGCCGCCAGCACCAAGCCCGTCGCGGATGCGCGCGAGGCGGTGATGGTCGCCAAATCGCTGCGGGACAAGGTCCTGATCAACACCAAGACCTGGCGCGTGCCGCGACCGGGCGACCGCCGTGCAGTGGGCGATATCACGCTCGGCACTTTGACAGAGGTTTGAGACATGGAACGCAACGTCATCTACCGCGATCGGCAGGAACTGCAATCCGCCGATCTCAACAACATGCAGGACTTTGCCCGCACCTCAATGGATCACATCGTCCGCGATGCGGTTGAAAGCGGCAAGGCCTATTCCGGCTTTTCCGCCACCAAGACCGCGGCGACCGAGATCACGCTGTCGGCAGGCAGGCTCTATGCGGGGGGCGCGGTCTATGCGCGCGGCGAGGACATCATCGTTGATCTCTTCAACGTGCTGCCGCTGGTGACCCGCAAGCGCGTGGCGATTGTCAGCTTCGGCCAGGAGGTCGAGACGGATATCCAGCCCCGCGATTTCCTGATCGATGCCCAGACCGGCACCACCGAGCCGCAATCGGTGGCGATGGAGTCTTTGCGTCGCGCGGAAATCTCAACCGTGGCGGGCACCGAAGGGCCGGACCCGAGCTATCCCGCCACGGATGCCAATGTGACGGTGATCGCCTATGTGCTGCTCGACACCACCGGCGTTGTGGCGATCGAGCAGTGGCAGGCGACGCAGCTGCCGAACCTGCGCAATGTTGCCAACCGCACGATTGCGCTGGAGCGCTGGCGCGGCCAGATCAGCGGCCAGGTCGATACGCTGCGCACGGATCTATCGGCGCTGGCGGACCGGCTGGCGGGCTATGCCACCAAGGCCGAAATCGTCGAACTCACAGAACAACTCGATGAGCTACGCACGGAAGTCTATGCCCCTGGCGCCTATATCTACTACGGCACCAACCACTTCCTGACGGCGGAGGGCTCAAACGTTGACCACCCCAGTTTCGATGCCGTGGTCGAGGAAGGCATTCGCTTCCCGCGGGCTGGGGCGGAAACCTCGGAACTAGCACTCTTGAACCCCAACAACGTCTATATCGCCAATACCAGCGGGTTCGTGCTGCCCAAATACGCCCATGGCATTCGGCTTGATCTGACGGGCTATGCCTCGGAGACGCGGCTGGCGCAGTACACCTTTGAGACCACCGACATCCGCCAGCTCACACGCGCCCGCACGCGGCGGCGCTATGGCAACTCCATGGTGGTCTGCACCAACAGCCGCTGGTGGCGGCAGGGCACCTATGATCTGGCAGGCAATATCTTCCGCCGGGATGGAGAGACCTGGGAGGTCACCAACGGCCTGCCGGACCGCATGCCCAATGGCGCGCGCGTGCCCAACGGCAATGTGCACTGGATCCGGGTTCGCCGCTTTTGGATCGACACCTATGAGGAGCAATACTGGGACAGGGTCACAACCACGGCCACGATCAACGGCCAGCAAGTGGCGCAGACCTTTCTGAACTCGCAGGATGGCTGGCTGAGCCAGGTTGGGCTTTACTTCTCACGCAAGGCCGCTGCGGGGGATGTCACACTGCTGGTGACCGAGACCGCCTTCGGCATGCCGGACCTGTCGCGGGTCATCTCGCGCACGACGCTGCCGGTTCTGAATATACAGGTGGGAGCGATTTCCACGGAAGTGGGCTTGCCGTCGCTGGTGGAAACCAAGCTGCCGATCATGCCGACCTTCCTGACGGCGGGGCGGCGCTATGCCATCGTGTTGGTGACCACGGGCGACCATTATGTCGCCATGACGAACACCGACAACGGGGTGGTGCAAGGCACCTTCTTTGTCTCGACAGATGGCGCGTTCTTCGCGGGCAACCTCGTCGATGATATGAAAATGCGGCTCTACTTTGCGCGGTTCGAGCGTACACGGCTCTCGGTCGAGCTGACAGCGCTGCAGCTGGCGGGCGGCATTCTCGATCTTGATGTGCTGCATGAGGGCGTGACACCACCTGCCTGTCGCACTGATATCGAAGTGCAGGTGAACGGGGCCTGGGTGGCGCTGGATGGTGATACCAGCGGTCCGGACCTCTCTGGTCTGCCGGGCATCTTGCCGCTGCGAATGACGCTCACGGGCACCACAGACCTGATGCCGGGCTTCGGGCTTGCTGGCTCACAGACGGTCGCCACGCGGCCCAAGACGGCGTTCACCTGGGTGTCGGATGAGCGCACGCTCGGCTCGCCCACAACCAGCGTCAAGGTGGTCACGGACCTGCAGCATTTTGAAGAGGTGAACCACGATTGCACAGTAACGCTCATGACCGGTGCTGCGCTGGACGGGGTGGAGGCGGCCGATGTGGTTGAGGATGTGGTGCTGGCTGATGGGACGGTGCGGCGGACCTCGATCTTCAATGTAACCTCGGTCAGCACCTACGCGGTCAAGATCGTGGGCTCGACGGTGAGCGCGGCAGTGCCGTTTCTCGTAAGTGAGCTGATCGAATACGCCCAGACCTGATCTGATTGAGGAGACAGCTAAATGGCATCCAAACCAACCCACTACCGGGTGACGGTCAATCGTCCCCTTGAATTCGCCGGGGCCCGGTTTCGGCCCGGTGCGCGATACACAGTGACGGCTGCCATCTTTGAAAGCCTGCAAGCACACCATCCCGAGGCGATCGCCACATCCGAGCCGCTGAAGAAAGGGTGACGCCATGCTGAGGTTTGAAGATCTGCGAGTGCGGGACAATCAGGACCTTGATCGGGATTTCTTCAATCGCCGCTATCGCCTGATTGCTGAAAGCCTCGGTGATCTCGATGCACAGCTTGGGCGCATTCGCGGTGCCACCGACAATCTGGTGACGCTGGGGCTAAGCCGTGTAAATGAGGTCTTGGGTCCTGCACTCGCCACCGCAACGGCGGCGGCTGAGAACGGCTTTCTCGTGGCCACGTCCTCGACGCCGCTGACTGTGTCATTGGGCTTGCAGACCACCTTTGAGATCGACGACACACCTGCACGGGCGCTCTTTGCGCCTACGCCCTATGTCGTGCTGACGCGTGACGGGGGCGGCAGCCTGAACGACTGGGCGGTGTTCCGGGTCGACGGCTACAGCCGCGCCAATGGCGGGCTGGCGGGCGAAGTGGTGGCTGTCAACGGCGATATCGGTGCGGCTGCGCATGGCGACTGGGTGATTTCTGCCAGTGCGGGCCTTGCAGCCTCGGTGATCGAGACGGCCGCCGCGGTCTCGAGCGCCCTGGCCCTGGCCCAGCAGGCGGCACAGGATGCAGCCGCCGCGGCGGATATCGCTGAAAGCGTTCTGGTCAATGGGCCTGTGTCGTCCGTAAACGGTCAGGCGGGGGGAGTGGCGCTGGGGATTGGGGACATTCCGAACCTCACAGCGCAGCTCGCGAGCAAAGCGGCCAGCAGCCATGGCCATACGATTGCGCAGGTCTCAAACCTGCAATCAACGCTGACGGCCCTGCAAGGCGGGATCGATCTGGTCGATGGCGGGACGTATTGACGGAGAAGAAGCAAATGCGATCTGTCCTGACACAGATCAGTACCAAGCTGGGCGTCACCGATGTGCGCGATGTGCAGGTGGGTGAGGTTGTCGATGACGGTGCGGGCGGGTTTATCCGCGCGATCCGGGTCTTTGGGGAGCCCACAGCCTCTGCGGGACCAGCGTTGATCCTCGAGATCCAGATCCAGTCCGACACGAAAACTGACCTCGATATCACGACACCGACACTGTCGTTTTGAGTTTGTGCCAGAGCGCGAAACGCGCCTGCAACGCCCGCTTTCAATGACCCAATTGCCACTGCCCTGTGCGCCTGACAGCCGCGTGGGGTTTTTGGCTATTCAAGGAGACCCTCTCATGTCTGACCCGAGCTTCGGGATTTCCATCACGCGGATCGACACCGAGCCGCGCCCGCCCGTCTGGAGCGATATGTCCGTTGTGGGCCTGATCGGCACGGCGCCCGATGCCGATGCATCGGTGTTCCCGGCGGACACGCCGGTCTTTCTCTATTCTGACGACGCGATCAAACTGACAGCGCTTGGTGCGACCGGCACGTTGCGCGATGCGGTCACGCTGATCAACGCGCAGCTCGGCGAGTTCCAGGTGGCCGCCAAGGTCGTGGTCGTGCGCGTCGAAGAAGGGATCGATACGGATGCGACCATTGCCAATATCGTCGGCGACGGCGTCGCGACCGGTCTGCAGGCGTTCATCACCGCAGGTC